AGCATGTCACTGCGCAGCATTAGCGCAAATACACGGTCAATAAGAGGCCGAAGCATCTCATTCATCAATCTTCCCAGCACAGGGCCAATCACTCTCATGCGTTCTTCCTGGCGCTGGACAACCTCGGTAGCTGTCATATTCGGTGAACCACCACTAAGAAGCTGGTCAACATAGAACGCTGAACGAATAGCTGTACGCCGCTGTTCCTCCATGCTTAGACCAATAGGAATGTTTGCGCCTGTGTTTAGCGGCGTAATCATCTCTCTAGTGCCGCTTCTAAAGAAATTCAATCCCCCAGGCTGCGTTCTGATGGGCAAGAGGAATCCATCATCAGGAACAAGAAGGGGAGGGTCTATCTGTTTCTGAGCAGCTTGGATGATTGTTTTAGACATAAGATTCAACATCTTAACATCAGGCAACGCAGTCATCGCTGGGGAACGCCCCATTGTTTCACCAGTCGCCTTCAAAAATCGTGGAACAATGTACGGGAACTCTTGGAAGCCACTTTCGGAAAGCAGCATCTTTGTTTGCATGTCAATGTAGAATGACGCAAACGGCATGTTTTTATTGTCACGCTTGTTAGGGTCACGGTTAATACGCGGAACTACAGCATGTAACAAATCTATTTCGTCATCGGGCTTTTCTTTAAACTTCTTGGCAATGTAGTCGCCAACATTATCAATGCCAAACCTTTGCACCGCTTGACGGGCTGGTAGCCTGTACATCCTAAATACTGTATCTACAATACCAAACTGGTTCTCTTGAACGTAGAACTCAGATATGTGTCTGGTACTAAACCGTAAGTCACGGTCATCCATCTCGACAAACATGCAGCCTGTGCCAAATACAACCAGGTCAACGTACATCTCATGGATTTCAGTTTCAAAATTAGAATGGCTAAACGCCCTCATCATCCGCATGCTGGTGTCTTGCAACCACTCGCGCACCTCATCGTCACGGCCTATGTCTGCATCTTTTAAGTCTAGGTGGAACCAGGGAGTTGCACCACTGGTCAGCATGCCGTGGAGACTAGCTGATAATAAATCGACAGCCTGCAATGCAGTGCCATCGAATATCATTTCCATCCGCTTCTCGCCTCTGGAACGCTTGCGAACAATATCAGCTTTGCGGGGCAGCATGTAATCAGCAAGTTCCTGATAATGCGTATCCCAATTATCCCTACGGGTCTTTAGTGAATCGTACCGTTTTACCAGTGACTTAATGAAATCTTGCATAGATTACCCCAATAATGTAGGTGTGCCGCCAGTAGATGTGGGAGTTGTACCGCCGCCAGCCATGCCAGACCCAGCAACTATAGTAGACCCAACACCTTTTCTTTGACGGGCTTTCTTGATAGCTTCTTCAGACAAGGCTGCTGTGCGTACAGTATCTTCTTCATCGGCTTGTGCTGGTGGTGGCGGTGCTGGTTCTGCGGGTGGCATATAAACCTTTGGCTTTAAAAAAGACATTATACACTAACTCCTGTGACTGACTTAGAACTAGGTTTAGAATATTTTACGCCATATTCTTCTAAAATTGTACCAGCACCACCAGACCTTTTGCCAGCAGAACGGCGGCGTTCTTTAGATGCTATCAAGGTTTCATCAGGCACAGTTTCTGGTGTAACCTCTGGCGTAACTTCTGGTTCCGGCGTTGGCGCACCTCCCAGCATAGCGCGGCGTTCTTCATCTGTAGTGCCAGCAACAACGTCAAAAGTTTCCTTGCCAATCTTCTTGACTGGCTTTTCAATAGTTTCTTCAAAAACTTCCGCAGCAGCCTTCCTCGTAGCTTTAGTTGCTTTATCAATTTGTTTTTTACCTGGTGTTCCGCTTGGTAATCCACCGCCCATTTTCAACTCCTTAGTGCATGAAAGCCTAATTTTTGTGTCTCAGTGCGCAGCCAGTACGCATTTTTATAGCCTTTATTAGATAACACACTTTTTAAGTTTCGGAAACCTATAGCTATGTTTCTCTTGCCGCCTATCGCAATAAAGTCAATTATCCACGGAACTGTGCCGCCACCGTCATAACCTTCCATTGGAAACTCTAAGCTGTCAGTATACTCAACAATCTGTCCATAATTAGGAAACGCCCAGGTCGCAAAACATATTGGCATGTCAGAGTTATCTCTTAGAACTATATACTGACCAAGTGTCATCGGCGGTCTAATGCAGCGTTCAACTTCTTCAACGCCCCACCAGCCGTGATAATCACTCCAATCAAGTAAATACTTAATTGCATCTACATCTATAGACTTGCTCATAACGTGAATGGGTTATACTCCATCTGTGCTATTTGCTGCGGAGGTTTCGTAAAGTTACTTCTATTTTCGAGACCCACAGCGAGATACCGAAACGCATCTGCCGCATGCGACGTAAAATCATGCAACGGATGGTCTCTAAAAACTTTGCGCCTATCATCCCACTCCTGCCTGTACTGCCGTAAATACTCAATACCATCATGGCATTTATCCTTATCAAAATAACATTTAGGTATCAACATCCTTGCGGCGTTAATGCCATCTGCCACTTTCATCTTGGGTATGACCCTAAACTTAATGCCTAAAGTATAAGCTGTCTCTAGCCTAGACTTGCCGCTGCCTAATTCTCTTACTTGAATGTCATGCGGGGCTAAATGGTCGCCGTAATTATAATCCTTCTGATTAAGAATATCTGCGTAATGGTCTAAGCCAACGCCGCTACTCTCGTAATAGTCAATAACATTAACCGCACCGCCTCGGAAAATTTGGGCAAACCAGATAGCTGTAGAATCGTTTATTCCCAAATCCCAAGCAGTATGCACAGGGTACATAGGGTCGTATGGCGCTCTCGTCACCCTGCCGTTATCATCAGCATCAACAAGTAACTTTGCATAGTAAGCGCCAATAATAGCAGCAGTAAACGAACACTCGTATTCCTGTTCATATTGTTCTGGTGTCATCTGCGCTTGGGCAGCTTCTAACTCTATATCCTTTACCAAGCCACTTTCACTAGCCTTGACGGTCTTGTGATACCACTGGTCAGAACCGTTCTCTACCTCTGACTTGGCAGTTTGCAGTAAATCAAAAAAATGATTATGCCCTGCCGGTGTACCTAGAAATATAGCCGCACCCTCTCTGTCAGACAGTGCCGGTCTTACAACCTCCCCCCATACCCTTGGGTTCTGCATACCAAACTCATCGAACGCACACATATCTAAATAGATACCACGCAAACTATCTGGGTTCTCAGCAGACAACAGCATCAACCTACCGCCATTAGGAAAGTCCACACGCAGTTCTGTCTCATTAAAAGAAACACCTGGTATCACACCCGCATAGAACTTTACATAATCCCAAGCAATCCTCTTGGCCTGCGTAAACGTAGGCGCTACAAAAGCAACCCTTGGCCTCGGTAACTCACAAGTCAGGGCTTTCTTAATAAGTTCATTAACAGCCCACACAGTCTTGCCAAAGCGTCTGTGCATAACCAGCACATTCCACCGCTTTAAACTATTGTGCATCTCTGCCTGTAACTCTCTTGGCTTATAAGGTATCTTAACTTGCATCGGTTACATCCTTAATGTTGTAAGTCTGCCATATCTCCTCTTGAGACAAACCTAGTTCACTCTGTTTCTGCTTAGTACGCCTCTTTATATCTTTCACCCGCATAGTCTCAACCAAAGCATACCTATGCACATACCCGCCTTGCTTGAACTGAAAGTGCAATAAACGAGGTGCTTTCGTGTAACCGTCCAGCAGCCTAGCATCAAAGTCAGATATGGTCATTCACTCTCCCATAATATCCTAACTGTACCATCACTGACCTCTACTCCAGCACGGTTCTTAGCTTCCCCAAACTTCTCAGGCAGCACCTTGCCTACCTTCCACCGTACATGATGCGCATAGTCTCGCAACACATTAGGGTTGTAATCCTTCCTACCATGCAACGCATCGCCATACAGCGTATCTAACTCCTCTAGCGCCTTCTCAGCACTATACTGCTGTGCCTCCTTAACAGCCGCTGCAAACTCCTCATCCCTCTTGCAACGCTGGTAGAACGCAGTCCTAGACACGCCAGTGGCCTCGCATACGTCAACAATGCTATGCCCATCTGCAATGCTGGATATGATTATGTCTGTGCGCTGTCTGGTAAGCTTGGTCATGGTTACTCCTGTGTGTGTGCTGGATAGTAGTATTTAACATATATATAGCAGGCCGCGCGTGCTGGGGTGTGCCGCCTTACAAAACATGCCCCCCTATGCCTTGCGCTGCGCAGAACAATGCAGTGTGGCTTTGTTGCAACAGTGTGTGACATATTTGCCACACCTAGTTTTGTGTGATAGGCTCGCGGCGATTGCATTGCAGCGCGAGTGGTCTTGTGCTTTGTGCGTGTTGTGAAATGTAAATCAAACCCTTCCCAAAACAAAACCTAAACAATATCAGCACTTCTATACTTATATTATATAAACAAAACTTTTTCCAATGTGTAAACTTTTTTTGCATTGCGGTGTTGACATGGCGCAGATAGTGCGCTATCTAACAATCAAGACAACAAACATTGGAGGGTTAAACAATGTCTAAAGTTTCTAACATGACCAGCAGTAACGGCAACAAAGTTGCCAATCAATTCATCGTCTTTGAGTCGGACGCAACATATTTCCAATCATACCAGACAGTGATTGCTAAAACCTGTTTTGAAGATGGCGAACGCAAGATTTTTCTTGATGCCGATAGCTGGGATTATTCAGTCACGACCAGCAAATACCGCAATCAGTTTCTTGGCATTGATACAAAGGAAACAAAGCGCCGCATCAAAACCGGTGAAATCCAGCTAATCAATCTTAATTAGGAGGGCAACACAATGTTAAAGACTCACAACATCAATGCCGATAGATACCTATCAATCAATGCCTGGCTTGCGGCACGTTATGCCAGGACAGACAAAAACGGGCGGCGTTGGCTCGACCAGTACATAGGCGGCAGGCCAAGCAAATATAAGCGGCTGGAAAAGGCGTTTTTTGATAGGTATGTAATGCACCCGCAAAACTGGAGGGTTTCATAATGGCTAACAAACTGACAATCGGCCTTGGCCTTTTAATGGTCTTATTTGCAGCAAGTATGCAAGACCCACCGCACAACCAAATGTCAGACGCAGCATTTGCCTTGCAGATAGGGCTATTGATAGCTGGCATGGGGCTGGCTGTTTATGGCGCAAGGAAAAGCAAATAGGGGCAAGTTATGACAGAGTTTAAACAACTACGCATCGAAATGGCTTTAGATGATTGGGATGACAAGTGGGGAACCGCGCTTAACTGGCATTTTCGCATTTGTGACGTTTTGCAATTCAGAGATGCCGACATTCCAACAGAATGGGGCTTTCAAGCTGGCTTAGGCTTCCCTGATGACGATGACATATTCAGCGACATTCTAAACAGCTTTGATGACCTAACACTAACCCGCATGGGCAACGTGTTATCGCGCTATGTGCGGTTATGTAACCGTGCTGGCCTGTCGTACTAAAAAGGCAACAACCAATACCATTGACGGGCTAAAGCCTGTCAGTGGCCTTTAAATCGCTATTAAACCAAAGGAGGGTTAAACAATGAAAAACTTAGATGGGCTTAGTGCCTTTGCATTTACCAGTAGCTTTATAAGCAGCGTACTTGGCGAGATAGTATCAACAAACGAGAAACCATTTACCGCGTATTGGACTGGCAAAGTGCTAGATATAATGACTGATAACGATAGCGACTACACCTATGTTTGCAGCTTAACACTGCCAGACAAAGGCAAGCCGACAATGTGGGTTTGTGATGGCATGATTGACGCTAAAGCCATGTATGCCTTGATAGGCTATGCAACATATCACGACATTGAACTGGAGAGATAGACATGCGGCTAGTATTTCATCGAATCAAATTCACAACCAACATAGCAGACCAAACAACATATCAAGACCACTGGCAGCTATGTGACACACAAGACGAGGCAAGGCAGCAAATCCTTACCTTGCAGAACATACACGGCGATGCGCTGGATTCCTGGGGCATTGCTGCAATCACAGACGCATCAGAGAAAAGCTGGGTAGAGATTTTCTTCTTTGCGAAAGTTGGGTAGAGAAATGACACCATCAGAACTTAGAGAAAGGCGGTCTTTCCTTGGCTATACGCAGCTATCATTTGCTGAAAAGCTAGGGTTATCACGCCGCACAATACAAGCCTATGAACTAGGCGAGACAAGTATACCCAAGGTTTTGGAGATGGCCTTGGAAACGATAGAGCTAGAGGAAAAATAAATAAAAAGGGGCTGGGGTGCTAGGCTTAACAAGTTATGCTTAACAAGTTAAGCACCCTTTTCTTTTTGCAATAGGTACTTGGGTTGCAAAACAAGTAATGCTTAACTTGTTATGCTTAACACCGCTAATGCGGATTATACGAAGAAGCAAAAACCTGTCAACCACAAATTTATAAAGCATTGAAAAGGAGGGTTTCACATGCAGATAATCACACGCAAAGAAGCAAAAGAGAAAGGGCTGAAACGGTACTATACAGGCAAGCCCTGCAAGCATGGGCATGTAGCTGAGAGAGTCACAAGCCAAGCTGTATGCTTGGAGTGCAAGACAGCCACAGACAAGCTGTATTACAAGGACAATAGAGAAAGGCTCATAACTAAAGCCAACGCATATGTGAAAAGTAACAAAGATGCTGTTGCTGCCTACCAAAAAGCATATGTCAGAGAGAACGCAGACAACCTAAAAGAATACCGTGAGGCGCGGTATAAAGAAAAAAGAACCCAAATCAGTCAAGCACAAAAGGTATATTACACAAAAAACAAAGAACATCTTTGCAATTACCAAAAGATTAGACGTTCTAACCCCGATAAGATTGACCAAATAAAAGCAACATCTGCTAAATGGAGAGAAAAAAACAAAGACCGTTTGTCGGCACTAAAGAACGCAAGAAAACGCAGAGTAAGAAAAGCATCACTTAACTGGTATAATCTAAGAAACACAATCATAGAGATATACGTTGAAGCCCGCGAAGCAAGCATGGTTGTTGACCATTATTACCCCATCCAAGGCAAAACTATATGCGGGTTGCATGTGCCTTGGAACCTACAAATCATTACGGCAGAGGAAAACCTAGCCAAAGGCAACAAGATGCCGGAGGAGTTTTATGGGGCTAATCACACAATGATTCCCGCACTAGCATGCACCAAGTCTCAAAGCTAATCGTGGCTATGTCTTGCTTATTAGAAAAAGCCTCGTTGATAGCTGAGAGATACACAACGCAGCGAATCGGTTGCCGGTCAAACTTGTAAATGAGAACCGGCAGTTCACCTGTTAATAACGCGGCGGCGCAAGTTTGTGACCACCAGGCATCTTTGTGGATATTATTGGCTGTTGTGTTTGCATACCGCTTGCACTCTATTAGCCACCCATCAAGACCAATCAAATCACCCTTGCCAGCTAGCCGGTACTGTTCCAGGTCACGCTTTACCTTTACGCCTAGCTGGTCGTGGATTAGTAGAGAAACCTCGCGTTCAAAAGAAGCACCCTTGTTGCGTCCATTGGTCATATCCAACCTACCTTTGTTTCTGTTGCATCGCCATCCCACACAAACCAAGCGTAGGCAGTCGTGCCGTTGCCGCTAGGCTTTTCATCACCGCGCCATATGGTCAGGCGTTGAGAGAAAACCCAAACCCTAGCTGGCTTATGGGTGTCAAATAGGGCGACACGGCGAGAACGTCCTTCTAAAAAAGCAAGGCGTAAAAGCCAGCAATGTTTAACAGCTTTGAGAGAAATAGCTTTTTCAATAAATTTCTGGGCGTGTTTGTATGGTGGGTTCGTAACTATGTTTGGCGCAAGTAGCTTAGACTCCATCATAAAATCCACGCCAGACTGACCGTACCCATAGTCGTTTAGGTCAGTGCTAATGACGTTATGGTAATGTGAGAAAGGCTCAGATATAGCACCATTGCCGCAAGCTGGTTCCCACACATCACCATCAAAACTTTCTACATCCATCAACCCTTCGACAGCAATCAATGGTGTAGGATAGAAGTCATCCTTCTGCCTATCCCTCACTGTTCAAACTCTACATGGATGAGAAACTCGGCTGCATCTTCCTCATGCACCTCACCATCACCGTCACAGAACTCACAGGTCTGCATCACGCCCTTGATAAAGCCGCCGTTGGCATGGTCAATCACCTCGACCTCAACCTCATATTCACCAGCCCCGCCGCAGTCAGGGCAGTTAACGTAGTCGCTGGCTGTGGTGTTGTTCGTAGAAGTCATTAGCTTTTACCTTTCCATCAGTTGCTAGAGAGATACGCCGCATAGATTCGGGCGTAGGAAATCTCTCACCCCTGACTAACCGCGACACCGCTGAGATAGACAGCCCAGATTTATAAGCAAACTTACCCATACTCAGCCGTTCTGTCTGTAAATATTGTTTTAAGTCCATGCCCCTAGAATAATTAGTGTTTGACAGACTGTCAATACTGTGGTAGAGTCATTTATAAGTCATATTCCACTTTCATGGAGGGTAACGTGGAAAAACCAAAGCAGTACCGTATACCGAAAACTTATTATCGTGACCATGTTGATTGCGATTGTATCGCGCCAGACATTATCAAGGAAACCAAGAACCACTATTACATAGACGCTACAGAGAACGAGGCTATGGCTGAGTTAAGAAGTAGGGCAATGATGTATGCCGACACAACATTCCCTGACTATTGGGAAAGCTGCCGAGGTATAGTTTTGTCAGCAAAGGCAACTCTTAAAGTCATTGGAGAGGACATCGAACATTCTAAGGCAGTCGAGGCTGTCTATGTCAGGATGCTTGGTTGACAGATTGGCAATGGGTTGGTAAGAAAGTCCTATGGAGGGTCAAATGAAACGTAAATTAACTGAAGGCGAACAGTACGCAGCGCAAGCTCATATGGCAGCTTTGGCTTTTATCAAAGAAGATAAAGAAAAACAGGTTGTTAGGTTATTAAAAGAGATAGCTGGTTTAGAAAAAAAGTACGAAAAAGTAAGCCATAAAGTATTGCATGGCTGGGAAAGGCTCACAAAATGACTGAGTACACAATCCCAGACTATCGAAAAGATTTCGGTTGTTATCACAACAGCGCATCAGGTGGTACGCAATCCACTTATGAAAACCTGTTCAAACTATACATTCGCAAAGAATACAAGATGCAGTTCCCAATGTCAGCTAGGCCAAGGGCAGGGCAGATAGTACAACAGGGCTGCGACCATTACTTTGGGCTGCATGATTACTCGCCCGTCAGAGGCCAGCAAGAGGGCTTGACACTAGGCGAGGCAGTAAGACATGCCATGACAGAGTACATGGAATACAAGCCTATCAAATGGGATAATGGCAAGGACATGGAAGTGTTTGAAGCCTGCAAGGAAGCTATCCCAGAAATGATAGGTCATGCAGTCAGAGGCACGGAAGAATACTTTGGCAAGAACGTGGAGATGGTGGGCGAATACCAGCGCGTATTCAAAGATGACAGGCTAGACATACCTACCATTATGTTCTTGGATTATGCTGATGACACAAGACAGATTGACCTAAAGTGCAGCTTGCCTGTAGCCAACCCGCCCAAGAAAGATGGCACAAGGACTTGGCGTATACCGAAACCAAAGACTGAACCCACCTGGAATCAGGTAGCGCAGCAGGCGGTGTACTGGAAAGGCACTGGCCTAGTGCCAGCCTTGCTGTTTGTTACTGGCGAGGGCTACAACCTATGCACACCTGATAACTGCGACATGCTTAAACCTGACGCATTAGAAGAAGCTTATGAAAGAATAGCGCAGCGGTGGTTGACTATACAAAACCTTATGAAAGCTGCTAATGGCAATTGGAAGAACCTGTTTGGTATGGTTGCACCTGACTTTGCAGAGATAGCGCAGCGGCATGGCCCTGAGATACTTGAGATTGCTAAACAAACTTGGAGGGTGGAATGAAAGTACCGACTAGGGATGAGATAAAAGAGGCGTTGAGAATACCAGAGGTAAACGTCAAGACTGACGCTATGGGTAGGGTTATTAGGAAAAAAAACTATAGCCAGACTAAAGTGAACAAGGGTTTTAATGTTGGTAAGCCGAAAGGGAAGGGTAAGTATGATTAAGATGGAGATGACAAAGGATGAGTTTCAAATGCTTACGGTGTGGTCAAAGTATCACTTTTGGGATAGCACTGAGAGTTTTACAGACGACATAGATATTGATGAATTGCTGGAGTGGGCAAGAAGTTGCCTGTTAATGGCTAGGCTTAAATCAATAGCTGATAAAAACAATATATATTTTGGCCTTGATTCACAATACTGCGAAGATGCTGAAGACAGCACAAAATTAAAAGTCGTAACACAATTTGTTCAGCATTATTCTGACCAAATTACTAACACAAAGGATGTGCTTAAAGGGGCAGCCGCATCAAAGAAGCTGGAGAGGGCAAATGACTGAGGTAGAACAGGAACATGCGCAAGCAATCGACTTCACGCAAGAGAGATTGAACCGAATCGAACGAGACATGGCGCACATGCAGAAAGACCTTGATGAACTAAAGACTATGCTTGCGTCATTTATGAAAGCGATTACGGACTACAATGAGGAGGTGAATGACAATGACTGATTTAACACAAGCAATGACAGTCGTGGCTGATTACTATAAAGACCACGCTATCAAGCAAAAGGGCGGCAAGATGTATCTGCAAGTGGTGCATCGTGTTGAGGCGTTTCGCCGTGTGCTTGGTGCAGAGTTTGGTATCGACACAAAGATTATTGTGGATGATGGGCATCGTGTTGTCGTCAAGGCTATCGTTACAAACAAGGATGGCATCACTGTTGGGTCTGGTATGGCTGAGGAAATTAGAGGGCAAGGCCATGTCAACACAACTTCTGCCTTGGAAAACGCAGAGACATCTGCTATAGGCAGGGCATTAGCTAGTCTTGGTTTGTCTGGCGGCGAGTACGCATCTGCTAATGAGATGGATGCAGTGCCACGCAAGGCAGAGAATATTGCACAGAATCAGACGGTGGCTGTCGAGAAAAAAGACCCTCCAAGTCAACAGTCTCCGGCCCCGTCT